GGCGTAGCGACAGGCGACGGAGACTGCGAAGACCACGCAGAAGCCTCGTACTTCTTACGGGCTTCTTCAACGGCTGCGCCCTTCAGAAGCGCCTGATACTGACTTTCGTAAGTCACAGCCATCTGAGGGTCGTCGTTTGCGCGCCCGAAGTTGCGCTGATAGGCGGAGATGTAGATCATCGACGCCATCACGAAGAGGTCGGGCAGGTAGGTGCTGATGAACGTCGTGGGGTTACCGGCAGACAATGAATCGGGCCGGAATGTGCCGGTGATCTCGACGCGGTACGCCTGATCCGGGAACGGCCCAATCAGGAACACGTTGTCGTTGAACGCGCAGTAGTACTTGGGCAAACCCGAAGCGCTCGGCGTTCCGTACACCGCATCAAGGAACTCTTTCGTCGCCGGTAGAAGCGGATTTCTAATACCGGCGTTGGGGTCGGTCGTGCCTGCCGGCGAGATCACATTGATCTGGTCGGTGACAACGAACGTGCCCACGGGGACGGCGATCTGCCGGCTGCCAACCACGCAGGTCTGCGTGCTGTTCGTCGTGGAGGTGAACAGAAAATCCAAGTCGCGGTACATCCGCAGCTCGGCGTAGTCGATCATCATCGGAAGGATCGTGAGAAAATTCGGGTCCGTCTCCTCGACGACCGCCATCGTCGCGATCTGCGACTTATATGTTGCGTAGGTTAAGCCTGTCGTCATGGTGAGCCCGCCGATTTTGCTAGACTTTACACGATTTTGGCTACTTGCACCACGCCGCCCGCTTGGCGTTGTTGATCTTCACTTCGGTGATCGTCTGGGGCGTGTCCTTCTGGCTCCACGAGACCGGCTTCCAGAAGTCGCACTCGTTAATCCCGCCGGTGCCCGTCGTTCTTGAGCAGCCCGCCAGCAGCAATGTCACGGCGCACAGCGTCATCAGCCTGAATCGCATCTCTCGCCCTCCGCTCGCGTTCCTGCGCCTGTTCGCGCTCAATAGTTTCTTTGCCTTCTCGCCGTCCTTTAAGGTAGGCGGCGAAGAGGATGGAGAGCGCCGCCCCGACAGCCGCGAGCCAACGCCCAACGGGCGAGAAGATCCATCTTAGCCAGATCACGAGGCCGTCTCCCGAGCCCACTTCCGAATACGCTCACGCATGATCCATGCGCCGGCCACGATCACCACAAAGGCCAGACCAATGACTGCGAGCTGGGCGTAGCCGTCCAGCGCCCCCACCGCCGTGGCCGCCGCACCAGCGCCCGAGGCGATCTGAATGGCGCTCGCTTGCATGGTGGTGCTCTCCGACAAAGGCTTCTTTGCCGGCTTACGGGCGAGCCACCGTTGAACGTTGAAGCCGGGGCACGCCTTGGCGGCCACCTCGTTGTGACCGCGCACCTTGGTGATCTTGGCGCGGGTCTTGATGTCCTCAATCAGATTGAGAAGCGCAAGCTCTTGCTCAGGGGTGTAGTTCTTGGAGAACGGGTCGTTCTCGCTCGAACCGTGGCCGCCGATTAAACAGATGCCGAGAGATCCGGTGTTGTGGCCGGCAACATGCGCGCCGGGGATGTGCTCATCGCGGCCCTTGCCGATCTCGCCGTTGCGGTCGATGATCCAATGATAGCCGATCTTGTTCCATCCGCGCTTTTCGTGCCAGCGGCCAATCTCCGCGATCTTCGCGGAAAGCGGATTTTCTTCCATCCAGTCGGGCTGCGTTGCCGAGCAGTGAACGAAGATCGTGGTGACGGGTGTGTTACCGTGCTTGAGTGTGCCGCTCATCAGACATTCCCCGAGACAAGTTTGTTATATGCGGTCATGGCCGTCGAACCCACAGTTGCGAAGGTGCTCACAAGGTACGTGCCCGTGCCGCCTGTGCCGGTGCCAAGGCCAACAACTTGAGTGTTGTACGGAACCCCAGTGCCCGTAATGGTTGCACCGACGCGGATAACGCCAGATGAAAGCGCAGAAACAGTCAATGTGTTGCCGGATTGGGACGCAGTAAACGTCGCGGCTGTTGCTGGCGTGCCCTCGATAACTGAGCCGGTGGCGTTACTTGTTCCGATGTTGCCCTGCACAATGTAGCTCGTACATCCACTGCTGACGAATACGCCGTAGCCTTGGAACGTGCTCGCTCCAAAAACATCGACGCCCGTCGTGTTGTTTTGAATGGAAAACCGTTGTTGGTTGGTGGCAACGGTGACGCCATGGAAAGTTCCAGACGGCCCGTTGACGCCATTGTTGCAAATCAGGTTTGCCGTTATCTTTATATCTTTCCCGCCATTAATCAGGATGCCGTGCTGGCCATTCGCGACAATTCGCGAATTTCCAATCATCACTTCTCCAATGTAGCCCGCATCCATCTGAATGCCGTTGCCAGTGTATGTCGAACCAATCCATGCGTTTTCTGCATAGAATCCGGCACCGCGCTGAAGATCGCACCCAACGAAGTAGGGGTGATCGATTTCAAGGTCGTAGAAAATTGCCCAAAGAGGGCGAGATCCACCAGTGTTTGCCGTATCTTGCATGCGGAAGCCGCCTGCGCCGTTAATCAGCGCCGCCTGCACGGCGCAAAGGCTGTTGGCGTAATTGTCCATAACGATCCAGTACAGACTGGATGAAGAAACAGCTCTGCATTGCAAAGTTCCATTGGACGAATTGGTGAAATACCAGTTCGGATTTGATGGAACCGCTGGAGCAGACACACCAGAGACCCCAGCCGATGTGACTTGCCAGATCCAGTTGTTGGCGATGAAGAGATCCCCAACCGATGACATAGAGGTAGACCCGACCGTCTGACTGGCGCTTAAAGAGTATGTGCCAGTTCCGCCGGAACTTGAGATATAGTTGGTTATGTAAGTCCCGGCAGCGACACCAGTGCCAAGAAGAGTGGCTCCAATACGGATAGTTCCGCTAGAAACAGCAGAGACAGTGAGTGTTGTGCCGGATATGGAGCCGGTGAAGCTGGCTCCATAGGCAGTGCTCGGCGAAAAGTTTCCGCGAATAAGGTTGTCGAAAACAAGCAACGGGTAAGGATTGTCAGCAAGTATGTTTTTTATTCGCATCCCATACGATCCAGAGGATGCCGTTCCAGTAAAATACAGACCAGAGCCACCGGTCATGTACCTGAATTGAACGTTCTCAATGATCGTCTCTGACGAATCCGTATTGAGAATACCGTTGAAGCCAAACGTTATAAACAAGTTTCGCAGAACATTCTGGAAAGAGCCAAGTCCAACCACAATCTCAAAGCCAGACGTTCTAAAAACGCTCGGCCAAAAAGTCATATCTTCAATTATTTGAAACTGACCCCTAAATGTCATAACATCGCCAGATGCGAACGCCGCCGCAATAAATGTTCTGTTGCGCCCCTCTCCGCTAACAATTACCCCCGAAGCTGTTATGGGCGTCAGGCTTGAAGTTACTCTGTAGGTTCCCGCTGGAAAGAATATTGGGGCTCCAGACAGGTTCGCCGCAGCAATGGCGTTGTTGATCGCGGTCGTATCATCAAAAGATCCGTTTCCGACAGCACCAAAATCCGTCTTTACATTGATCCATGGCGTGATGGTTACGCCGTTCTTGGCAATTGTTCCATAGACATCGAGACGATGGGCGGGGGTCGAGACCCCAACGCCAAGGCGTGCGTTTGTATAGTCAAATACAAGGCTGGATGAGCCAGCCAGCGCACCGACCGCGTTATATTGAACTTGCGTATTGGTTCCGCCAATCGCAGGTGTCGCTCCAGTTGCCCCCGTCGGGCCTGTTGGCCCCCGCGCCCCAGTCGGCCCTGTTGCACCAACGGCCCCAGTGTTTCCAATAGGCCCCGTGGGACCAACAGGCCCGGCAGGTCCTACACCTCCAACGGCTCCCGTTGGGCCTGTCGGACCCGCAACCCCAGCTGAGCCCACCGGCCCAGTCGGACCAATTGGACCCAGAGCCCCTGTGCTTCCAGTTGGGCCTGTCGGGCCGGAAACAGTTGAGGCCGGACCAGTTGGGCCAGATAATCCGGTACTCCCAGTCGGCCCAGTAGGCCCAATGGACCCAGTCGGCCCAACAATTTGACCGAGATTGTCCCACGCAGCGCCGTCCCAGACATAAAGTTCTTGCGTTGCCGAGACGATATATGCGTCTCCGACTGTGTTTCCGGTTGTAGGCAAGCTGGCTACGTTTGGGACCGTGCCCTTGATCGTAAAGCTAGTGCCTGCCGAACCCGTTGGGCCAGTTGGCCCCAATGGGCCACTCGTCCCAGTAGGCCCGGTTGGGCCGCCGACGCCTGTGCTCCCCGTGGGTCCGGTAGGACCAATTACGCCAATCGAACCAGTCGGACCGGTTGGGCCGACAGCGCCTGTGTTCCCCGTTGGCCCAGTTGGCCCAGCGGACCCGACTGATCCTGCCGGACCCGTTGGGCCGACGGAACCCGTACCCCCTGTTGATCCGGTTGGACCCGTTGGGCCTGCTAATCCATTAGCCCCAGCAGGGCCAGTTGGGCCAACGGGACCAACAAACCCGGGCGCTCCAGTTGGTCCAGTTGGCCCAACGCCGCCAGCGGCTCCCGTGGTCCCCGTAGGCCCAGTGGGGCCGGTAAGACCGGTAGCACCTGCCGGACCAACGGAGCCGGTTGGGCCTGTGGGGCCGGCCACCCCAGTTCCTCCTACTGCGCCCGTGGCTCCAGTTGGACCAGTCGGCCCCACGATCTTACCGACGTTGGTCCACGCCGTACCGTTCCAGACGTAAAGATCCTGCGTAGCCGTGACGATGTAGGCGTCGCCAGTTGTGTTGCCCGAACTAGGCAAATTGCCGACAGTCGCGACAGACCCCTTAACAATGAAGCTGGTGCCAGCCGCGCCGGTCGGGCCAGTTGGGCCATTTGGTCCTGTTGGCCCCAACGGACCAGTCGGCCCCGTGATGCCAAGTGCCGAAGACGGCGTGAGAGTAAAGTCCTGACCGTTGCCAAGGAGAACCTCGTTGGACGCAGGCTTGCGGCCAAACTTTAAACCAGTTCCCCATATGGCAACCTTGTCATTGGCCATTACTTGTCAGCCTTATCTTTGCGAAGGTCGTCGATCTTGCGAAAAATCTCTGTCTGAATGTCTCGTATTTCTTTCAATACGTCACGAAACTCGTCACGCCTGACGTAGTTGTGCGGCAGATCTTTTTCGATTTGATGTACATCTTCTTTGAGCTTCTGGACACTGTCCCACAATTGCCGGGCCAGCCATCCACCCACGCCAATAGCCAGACCCGCAAATAGGTTGAACAGAAACTGTGTGTCCATCATCGCCCTCATGCCTCGCCCTTCTCGTCACGCATAAAGCTCAGATTGTTGAGCAATCGGGCGTCTTCAGGCGCAAACGAAACAGCATTGGTTGCATGATACACGGCGAGGTCTTTGAGGCCCAGATGCCACGCAGAAATAGCTGCCAAATCATGCGGCCAGTATCCCCACACCGCCGGATCGCATGTGTAGACCAGCTCTTTGCTTGTGATCTTCAGCGCCCTCGTCGAGGCCGCAAAGCACTCTTCCCAGCGTTGCTGCACATACATCAGCATGGCGAGGTCGCACCACGGTTCGCGGGTGTTGGGGGCCTCGCCGCACGCCATGTGCAGCCACTTTTCGGCGGCAAAGATGTCGCCAGCCTCTTGATAGGACTTGCCCAGAAGCCGCATCGCGTAGCAACGCTCGTTCTGCCACGTAGCTCCGGGCAAGTCGAGGTAACGGTGCAGAGCCTCGATGGCGTCATTCCACCGTGAATGAAAGGTCAGCTCTCTTGCGTAATAGAAAGCGTTACGCGGGCAGTGCGGATCTTCTTTGACGGAAAGGGTCAAGAGATCGATGTACTGCCCACGGCTCTTGGTCGGGTCCGGGTGATGCGAAACAAGAAGCTGGCCAGTCTCCGCCCACACCTCTTCAATACGCCCATCCGGGACCGGGTACTCGTGGCAGGGATGATGCCAGCGGTAACCGTGGCGCGCGTGGATCTTCTCGTAACGGAACTTGATCCCGCAGCCCCAGTCGAACATGTAGCCGAGGCGGGTCGTCTTCCCAAGCTCCCAGACCCGCTCGATTTCTTCGCGCCATCCCGGCTCTAGAACCTCATCGAGGTCCAGAGAGATGCACACATCGACATCGCGCGGCACAAGGGCCAAAGCAGCATTCCGGGCAAGATCAAAGCGCCAAGGAGAAATGCAGATGTCATACACGGCAGCACCACGCTCGCTAGCTTTTGCTGCCGTATCATCTGACGACCCCGTATCCGCTATGAGGATGAGATCTGCGTCCTTCGCTGAGTCGCAAAAGCGATCAACGAAGTGCGCCTCGTTCTTGCTGATTGCGTAGACGCAGATCTTCACGGGTTTTCCCCTCAGTTCTGCGCGAACGGCGGAACCTGCGGAACCACAGGCGGGTTCTTCTTTTTGGCGATCTCGCCAGCGAGCGCGACCTGAACTTTCGGCAGGTCGATGAGCGCGGAGGTCTGGTCGATAGCCCACTGCTCGGTGATGTCAGCATAGGCCGTGAACGCTTCAGGGTTCGGCTGGCCGAGAGCGACCGTTCCGTACGCGCCGGCCTGCACGCCGCCGTCAATGGCGTCGAGACGCCAGTGGATAACCTTTACGACCTGCGTGAGGCCGTCTTCGCTTGGGGCCACGTCGAACTGGGGGAAGGTCCAAGAGTATGCGATAGCCATGGTTTGCTCCCGTTATGCTGCCGTATTGGCGAGAAGATAATAGACCGTGCCATTGATGCGAACCGCGATGCGGTGCGTAGCAGCGGCGGTCGTGTTGGCGTTGACCGAAGTGCCCTCAGTGTAGATAGAAAGCATAGTGTTTCCAGCGGACAAGTCTGAAGAATAAACACTGATGGTGTCCGCAGGCGTAGCGGTCGGAGCCGTGCCTGTTTCGACCGTCAAGCACTGGGTGCCCGTCGTCGGGGAAAGATCGGTTCCGATGAGTATATTGCCCGCGCTCGTGATGCGCATACGCTCGGTGTCGCTAGTCGTGTTCGTGAATACAATTGGACCGCTATCCAAGTTCTTGAGAAACAAGCTGCCTTGGAACTGGCCGAGGAAAGCGTTCTGTGTCGCAGAGCCAGCGCGATTAAGTTGGATATTCGCGCCATCGACGTTGCCGCCGTTAAGCTGTGCGTAAGAACCGCCGGTCGCTCCAGATGAACGAACTTGACTCCCAAACACGTCAAGACCCACGTTCGGAGCAGTTGTTCCGATACCAACGCGGCCCGCGCTCGTGATCCGCATGCGCTCGTCTAAACCGCCGCCCGCTGTTTTCGTAAAAAAGACAAGGCGGCCCGGTATATCGCCCGCTCCGGGCGTGCCGTCCACCTGACATTGGATGTTGCCACCCTGTGATTGCAAGTTAACGCCATCGTCGCCCGCAAAGCGAATGGTGCCAAGAGTGTCTCCGTTCAGAACAATCGTATTGCTGCCAATGGTAGCATTTCGGGACTTTGCCAACACGGCAATTGCGCCGCCGGTTCCAGCCTCATACTGCGTTGCGGAGAACCCGAAGCCCGTGGTCATCTGAACCTGTACGCGCGAAGCCGTCCCAGATGCCGTGGGAATTGAGGTAGTGCCACCGACAAGCACGATGCCATCATTCTGGATCTTCATCCGCGTCGTGTTGTACGCGACGTTGGAAGCGAAGAACTCCCAGCCGCCAGTGGCGAGGCTGGAGGTGTTCTGCAAGCTGATGGTTCGGTCGCTGGCTGCGCGCTCCATTACAACGTCAAACGCCAAGTTTCCGTTACCCGTGCGCTGAGCGAGTAATGCTGTGCCCGATCCGGTAACCTCAAGGCGAGCACCGGGCGACGCCGTGCCGATGCCCACGTTGCCTCCACTCGTCAGCCACATCAGATTGGCGCGAGTGCCGCCGTTCAAAGTAGACAACACGAGACCGGAGCCGACACCTTGGCTCAGATAGCCGCCAATCGAACCGCCAAACCCGCCCGCCTTTTCGAGGCGAACGTGTGTAGCTGAAACTCCGCTAGGGTTCGCCTCGGAGATAAACTGCGCGACATCGACATCAGCAGCAGTGGAGTTGTTGTAGGTGATAAGGCGGTAGTTCGTTGTGGTGGTCGTACCGATAGCGACGTTGCCGTTGCTTCCGATGCGCATGCGCTCTTGCGTAAATGCCGCACCATCGGCAGTCGTGTTGAACACAAGCCGACCCGGCATGTCGCCGGTGGTCAGAATGGCCGTGCCAGTGCCGGTGCCTGCGCCGGTAGCAGTAAAGGTTACACCGACAGTGTTGGACGCCGCGCCGATTAGCGTGAAGTCGGTCGTACCAATTGACAAAATGCGGTACGAGAGGCCGATTGTAAATGTTCCGGCAGTTTGTCCGGGGACGCCATCTACGGCGGCGGTAATGGTAGCCCCAGCATAGAAGGCTGTTCCATCGCTTCCGCCAAACAAAACACTGCCGATGGCGTCTCCATTTTGAACAATGCCCTGCGCACCGATTGTGGTAGAGCGAGACTTCAAAATCTGAATGTCGGAGCCAAACGCGTCGTTGGCGAAACGCCCGCTCTGAATGCCGTGAAGAGAAGTAGAGCTGATCTGCACATTGCCAGCATTACCGAAGACGCCAGTGTAGCTGGCTGTAGCGCCAGCCAGAACCCGCCCATCCGTATTCACCACAAACGGAGAACTATCCGGGTTCGCACTGTCCTCAACCACCAGCGCATTGCCTGCACCGGTCTGGGTGATGCGAACAGCGTCTGTTGCGGTATTGGCGACGACGTTAAGTGTGGCCGTTGGCGTGAGCGTCCCAATCCCGAGACTGCCCGCCATGTAGTTCGGCGCGCTGCCGCTCATGTAGAGGTTGTAGCGACCCGCGCTGTTAGTGGTCCCGGTATCAGCGCCCGAAGGAATGTCCGCCCCAACTTGCGCATACTGGAGCGTCGTGGTGGTCGGAACAGCAGTGATCGTGAACGTGCCATTCAGGCTCGTATTCGTCGTGACCGCAATCGCAACAGACTGGCCAACAAGAAGGCCGTGAGCAACCGACGTTGTGATAGTGACGACGTTCGACGTGCGCTCAACGGTCACGATGTTGCGCTGCGTGGCGTTGGCGATGGTGCCTTGGAAGCCGTAGTTGTTGGCGGCAGCAAGCAAGGTGGAATCGGCGACGTAACCGATTTGTGTCGTGACAGTAGAGCCAGCGCCAATCGTACCTTGCGTCGCCAAATAGTGGCGGAGGCTGGCAAGGGTGAACGATGCTGCTGCGGTAGACGTAAGAGACGAGTATGTTGTAGATGCGGTTGTGACATCTGACTGAACGGTAGGGTTGTTCAGAAGGCCAGAAGAGGATGCCGCGCCAGTCATCGGAAGACTGATGCGAAAACTTCCAGATGCGCCCCCTACCGCAGTGGTGCCGATAGCGACGTTACCCGCGTTTGTGATGCGCATACGCTCTGTTGGCGTAGAGGCACCATCAGCGGTCGTGCTGAACACAAGGCGACCGGGCATGTCGCCGGTTGTCAGAATGGCTGTCCCAGTGCCGGTTCCTGCACCGGTTGCAGTAAACGTTATGCCAACAGTGTTGGAAGCTGCGCCGATCAGCGTGAAGTCAGTCGTGCCAATCGACAAGATGCGATACGAAAGGCCAATTGTAAAAGTTCCGGCAGTTTGGCCGGGCGTGCCGTCTACTTCTGCGAGGATTTGAGCCGAAGGGATAAACGCAGCTCCGTCGTCCCCAAAAAAGTTAACGGCTCCCAAGTCAAAGCCAGAAGAAACGGCTCCTTGCGTCCCAACAGTTCCACTTGCTGATCTGTAGAAACCAAGCAGTGGTGATTGCGCGCTTACTGTTGCCCAACCTGCAATAGCAGTTTGTGTCTGAGCCACTGAATGTTCTTGCAGAGCAGGAGTTGCGCCAGCAAGTGTTATTGCAGAAGTATGTCCAACAATAACCCTGCCGGCAGTGTCAATCACAAATGGTGTAGCGTCCGGGTTCGCGCTGTCCTCAACCACGAACGCATTACCAGCGCCCGTCTGAGTGATGCGCACCAGATTGCCAGCCGTGGAGCCGGATACCGTGAGCGATGTGCCGTCAGTGGTGATGCCGGCAGCACCAGCAAAAGCGCCCGCGTTATTGTACTGAATCTGCGTGTCCGAGCCGCCCGGAGGCGTTGTCGGCCCAGTCGGGCCGACACTACCAGTGGGGCCGGTGGGGCCGCCAAACTGCCCCTGCGGGCCAGTCGGACCCGACGGTCCTGTCGGACCAATGTCGCCCTGCACACCCTGCAAGCCCTGCGGACCCTGCAAGCCCGTGGGGCCAGTAGGGCCGGCAACGCTAGACGCTGCGCCAGTCGGGCCGGTGGGGCCGACAAAGCCCTGTGGGCCAGTCGGGCCAGCAACGCCCGTGGGGCCGGTGAGGCCGACCGGGCCGGTGGGGCCTCCCGCGCCAGTAGGCCCAGTTGGGCCAGTCGGTCCCGTGGGACCAATTGGACCACCAGATGGACCAGTTGGGCCGGTCGAGCCGGTCGGTCCTGTCGGACCAATAGGGCCAGTCGGGGTGAGCGCGCCAATCTGAGCGGTCGTGATGCGAACAGACGTGCCTGCCTGAACAGCTTCGATCTGTTCGGTCCCGTTGAGAGAAATGGCAGCGGGTAGATTTGGGATCTGGATTTGCGCCATCAGAGCGGCCCCGTATCAGGAATGGATGTGTTGTCGGGAGGCAGGTTCACAGGCCCATCGACATTCGGATCAGTTCCGGGCTGCTCATTGAGGCCACCCGGCGGCTCGCCAGTCTGCTGCGTGACGCGAATGCCGTCGTTCTGTGTAATGCGCGTATTGCCGCCCGGCACAGGAATGCCAGTCTCCAGATTGACGCTGTCCTGCCCAGAGGTGACGCGCGTGTTGCTGGCCGCCTTGACGTAGTCGGGAACGCGCGGGTTCTGGATCGGCATCGGATCAGCCGGCACGACAATCGCGCGCAACTGAGCCTGTGGCGTGTCCTCGCACGTCCTGCATACGAGCAGACGAAGGTTCTGGAGGGACGCGCCGCGCCAATCAAACTGCCAACGAAGATCGGAATGGGTGTACAGAAATCCGCAGCGATCACACTGACCAGCCGCGCGCGGACTTTTGGAACTAACCCTCGCCCGACCCTGCTGGCTGGCGTATCCCATCAGGCCCTCCAGTAGCCCGAAAGCTGAGGCGAAATGTACTGCTGCGCCTGCTCAATACCCTGAGCCGCGGCAACATTATAGCTTTCATCGGACTGTGCTTTCAAGCCCGGAGCCAACTGCGGAGCCCAGATGCGAGCCAAGCGATACGCGAGGCCGTCGGCAAAAGCCTCAAGCCACAGGTACGGGATCTCGACCTGCTCGCCGCCCTGCAAGTTGCTGTCCTGCAACCGGCGCACGCGATAGTACTTGAGACTGGTCTGAGAGCCGTCTGGAACAGGCCACAGCGTGACCGTCGGGGAGATCAGACGATCAAACCAGAACGTGGTCGGGAAACCCTGCTGCGCCTTATTAGGGTACGAGGCGTACTCGGTGCGGCTGATTGGCAGGATGATGCGGTCGATGCTGTCGGAAACGATGTAAGCGTCGAGAATCATCACCGTGTTCGGATCGACCGAATACGTCGCCGTGCCATCGACGAGGGGCGTCGTGATGAGATCAACACACCAGAGGTTCACACCTTGGTTGGACCAGCGAGCGAGCATCATGTTCGTCGCCATACGCGCCGAGTCCATATGCTCCTGAAGAATGGCCGCAGGGCGCACGCCGATGTTCTGATAGGCGTATAAAACGATCTCACCAAGGCCGGGGTTGAATGTGTATGTGCCGCTGGTCGCCATGGCAGATCCTTACGTGGAAGCGTCGTTCTTAACCAAAAGAACGATGAACATGGATGAGCAAGCGTTGTTGTTTCCGGTGCCGACCGCCTGAGCTTCAATAGTCGTCTTTTCAGGAACAACAAGAGGATATTCAAATGTATAATCAGCAGCACTGTTGTTCACAGTCGTGACGGCTGCTGTCATGCGGATGTTGTTCGTCCCCCGCGTCATCAAGCGACCCGTTACTGGACCCGTCCCGGACGACTGACCGGAAGAGAAAAGCCCTTGCGAAACGTACCCCGTGTACCCGGCGGGGATCGTGTAACTACCTGTGATCCGCGAGTTATAGTCAAACTGGATCACGTCGTAGACCGTAGCGGGAACTCCCGCCGTGACCGCTCCGGTCCCGAAATAAACAGTTCCAGCCGCAGAGTTCCCGGACCCCGCAGACGCCACATAGCAGTTGTTGATGTGGAGATAAGACTTGGTCGTCGTCACCGCCGTTTGACCGTTGAGCGTGATGGTCTCGCTGATGACGTTGTGGTCCTCGTCCAAGCCTTCTAAATACACCGTGCGGGCTCCAGTGCCGAGGGCGGTGTCGTCAGCACTGCTTGAGCTGACAGAAAGCTGAAGCGCCACCAACGGGAAGCCGAGGATACCGCCATGCGGCCAGACCGTTTCGACAGATGTGTCAACGTCGGAGTTATATCCAAAGATGACGACAGGCTCGTGCCAAGAAATCTGCCCACGGGATACCTGAAGTTCCCACGGCTCGTTCCGACCATTTTGCGTGATTGACCAAGCGGTGGTGGACATGGCTGATTACCTTTTTAGACCGGCCCAGCCTGAATAGCGTCGATGGTCACAGTGCCTGCGCCAGACGCCACATTGATGCAAATCATGCGGCAAGGAATGACGAGTGCGCCGCCAGTGTTCGCAGAGATGCCAGAGAAGCCAGTCGCTGCAAACCACGTCGCCGTCGCGACGTTTTCCGGGGCGTCCATCGAATACTCAACGCTGAACGTCGCAGCGCCGCTGAGTTTGGCGGCAATGCCGATGTTAAACGGCGCTTGAAAGTGGTCAGTGGCGATAATCGCGCTACGACCGGCTCCAGTTTGCGATACAGATCCGAGAAACATTTTAGTCTCCTTTTCGCTGTCCTGACGGGCTCACAGGCCAATCTTTGCGCGCGGGACCAGTCTTTTTGCGCGCCATCGATGCCTTTTCACCCTTGGACATGGCGGCAGCCGCAGAAGCTGGGCGACAAGCGGGGTATGGGCGTTTGCCCTTCTCGCCTTCGATCCTACCACATTCCTTGCCGGTTTTCACGTCACGCCAATCTTCGCCAAACCATTTGCCCAAGCCGCCGCCGGCAGCCTTGTTGACGCGATTGTCGTCGCCAGACCACTTACCGCCCTTGGACTTGTACCATTTGGCGGCCCACGCATTGGCATAGGCGCTCGGGTACACGTCAAACTTGGCGCGAGCGGCTGCTTTGGCGCGCCCCCAGAGGCCGGAATTTTGAGGCTTGGCGGCCATCTCAGCAGTCCCACTTTCTGAGCGCTTTATTGATCCGACTATTGGGATCAGCGGCAGTCGCAGAACCTGTCAGTTTGCGCTTCATGCCCGTCATCCGGGCGCAAAATGACTTCTTGCGAGACCCGCCCTCGGGCTGCGGGCGCTTAATATCATGGCCGGCGGCGCGCAGAGACGCTCGCCCCTTCTCATTGAGGCCGCCAGAAGGCGATTTTCCTTCCTTGCGGGTCCAAGCAGGCGACTTCGCCATCATACCCTCCATGCAAGTGCGGGGGCTCAAAGGCCCCCGCTCCCATCACTGATGCGTCAAGGGAGGAAACGATCAGTAGTGGGAAGCCTTGCCGCGAGGCGACCCGGAAGCGGCCGAAGAGAACACGCCACCGCCGCTCTTACGCGCCGGACGCTCGCACTTCTCAGCAGACGACATGACCTTCTTCTTGGACATGCCACCTTCGGCGTAGCCGCCGGCCATCTTCTTGGCCATGCCGCCCTTCTTGAAGCCGTTGGTCTTCTCTTCAGCTTCCTTGATCGTGGAAGCCTTGCCTTTGTAAGCACCCATGGAAGCCTCCTATTAGGCGATGTCACGCGCCTGAACGTACTCAACCTCGATGAACCCTGTGCCAGCGCCTGTGTTGGCTGAAAGCACGTAGATGCGCACATCGCTGGTGCCGACATCAGCCCAAGCGTTCACGCGCGTAGCACTAGCGCCCGGAGCAACATTGACGATTGCAAGCGTGCCGCCAGCCTGCGTAACAGCAAGCTCTGTTGCCGTTGCCGATGTTCCGACAGAAAACGTTGTGGCGGCTCCATCCCACACGACATTCACGTAAACGCGAATGGCGGTGATCATAGATCCAGCCGGAACAACAATATCAGTCGTATAAAGGCCAGCCGTCGAGCCGTTCGTCGCCTGCGTAAGCGCCGAAGACTGAGACATTTTTACAAAGCCGACGTTCTTAATCGACCCAACCGAAGTTCCGGTCGTGTCGAGAACGTCACCGGCCTTGATGGGTCCAGTGAAAGTGGTAGTGCCCATTTGCACCTCCTGCACGAGAGAGATCGCGTCGTCTGTGCAGCGTCCGCTAGGCCGGTCAACGCGATCAAATGCCTAGAAAAAGGCGGGGCCGAAGCCCCGCCCAGAAGCATCAGGTCGGGAGCGAACCCCAGATC